ATATTTAGCCATAATGCTTCTCCTTCTGCCCCGGCTCAGCCGGGGTCCTTTCTTTCACCGGTCATACTACCCGGAAGTTTAGCCGGAGATATCCGTCGCACAACTGATGATACGGGTCATCCAGTTCTCATTCAGCCGCACCGCAGCTCCCCAGAAGTCCGCCCCTACGTACCCGAACATACCACTCGGGTTCGCGTGATTCTTCACGGAAGCCGGGATGATGGTCGGCGACACGCCGGAGTAGCCCTTGCCTTTCAAACTGACCTGACCCCAGGCGCTCTCCGCCATGATGATCGAGTAGTAGATATCGACGAAGCCGGAGGTTGCCTTCATGCCGCTCGAACCCACAGCCGCTGTTACACCGGTGGCACCTGCCAGCGGAGCGAACAGCGGGGAGGTCACAATTCGGAACTCCTCGATGGCGCCGACTTCACGTGCGTGGACCGGTTTGATCGCGGAGCCGTAATCGACTCTCTTGGTGAACCCCGGGATGTCCCGAATGTCGGCCAGGAGATCGGTATGGACGAACACGATGTAGCCGGGCTCGACCGAGCTCACACCGAAGTCGGGGCCGGACTTGATCGCAGAGGTGACCTGCTTGGCGCGATTGGACTCCATCGTCCTTGCCGCCAGCCGGAAATCGTTCAGGCTGATCGCGGTATTGACTCCCACCACAGTGGAGCCGTTCGCGTAAATCACGCTTGTTCCGGCCTTCACTTGGCCGTAACACACGAGCTCCGCCACTTCCGCCATGGTCTCGCCGGTCAGCTTGGCCATGTCGTTCGGGATGTCGTCCTCGTACATCAGCTGAGCCTTGCTGGAGAACTTGAACAGCACGGCGTACTGGTTGAGGCTCACCGTCACGTCGGTGTAACTGATGGTGTTTGCCGTGGGCGTCACGCCTTCCGCCGTGATGAAGTTCGCCGCAGTGATGTTGGGAACCTCGGTCGCGGTGGCGTTAAAGGGTTTCAACCGACGGAAAACGATGGTGTCGGTCTTGTTCAGCGGCTGCTCCTTCTGGTCTCCGAAGTTCGTGAGAACCTGGATCGGCTCCGCATGCTTGAGCATTTTCATTTCTGCGCGAATGAGGTTACGACTCGCCACAGTGCCGTATTTTTGGATAGACATGATGTTATCTCCTTACTGAAACTGTTATCGTTTCATTTTTAGCAAGAACCAGTGACCCATAGAACGCTTCATGCCATTTACGGTTCTGGTTTGCCCTCATGTTACAGCTCTGGCAAAGGGTTATCAGATTATCGGCGGCACAATCCATCTTGTCGTAGTTGATGTGATGCCTTCGCAGGCCTCTACACGTTCCCCGGCAGTCTGGATTCTGGCACTTAAAGCCATCTCGTTCAAAGATCATGGTTCGGAATTCTCTATTTTGGAAATCAGTTCCGTATGGATCGGCGGTTATTCCACCCTTCCAATTCCAATGATTTCCACCCTTCCGTTTCGCGCTCATTTTCTGCCGAGTTTCTTGGGAATGCTTGTGCCCGAGAAGGTGCTTATTCCCCAGCATAGCCTGGTGGAGAATTTCCTTAACCTTGCCCGGTACTTCCTTCCCATACATCGGGTTATTCTCACCGCTCATGCGCTGGCTCTGAGCTTCCCGGAACTCTTCAGTCCTGGACTCGCTGATCCTGGCGCAATGGGTGGCACTGAATGTTCTCCCAATCAAGGCCTTACTTGTCTTCGCCCTGCTCGCCGGCGTCCTCTTGGTTCCGAGGCCTCGCTTGTTCCCGAGGAGCACTTCACTGCGGGCACATCCGCAACTACGTATACTCCCGTTGATGATTGAAGAGGAAGCAATCACCTTCTCCCCTCCGCACTCGCACAAACACACCCACAGCACCTTCTGTACCTTTGTCCTGCCGGCCTCCCGAACAACAAGAAGCTTACCGAATCTTTGGCCTGACAAATCCTTCTTCCACACTGTGGGAAATCCCTTCTATGATTCGGCAAATACCTCCTTGCCGAGCGTTGCCCGGAGTTCAGCATCGGACATGTCCGCCTCTGATTTCACCGGGACAGCCTTCCCGCCCTCGGGAAGCACTGATGTTTTCATTCGCCTCTTACGGTCTGCGGCGATTTCTGTCGCGGTCTTCGGCTTCTGGGTGGCTTCCTCAAACTGGTCGATCAGGGACACCGCATCCACGGCCTGGTCACTCAATGTCAGAGCTACCGTCTCGGCCGGCTGTGCGGCAATCCATGTTTTCCATTCGGGTGATGCGATTTCTTCCTTCCACTTCGGCTTGAAGAAGGTGAGTATGCCCTTCTGGATCTCTGCCTGAGTTCCTTCTGCCAGGGTTGTCTTCAGCTTCTCCAGTTCTTCGGTGGTCGTTCCACCGCCAATTTCCTTCTTGAGCTCTTCGAGCTTGACGCTCAGCTTGTTGTCAAACCGGCCGTCAAATGCCTCGGCCCATTCTGGAAAGTCCTTCTTGAGATTCTCCCAGTTCTCGTCAGACTTCGTAGCTACCGCCATCTGTTCCGCAGTAGGGGCGACCTTTACCTGTTCCGCCGCCTGCTTAGCGGCGTGCAGTTCGTTGGTGATCGCTCCGATCCTTGATTCCGCCTGCTTCAGTCGCAAGTCAGCACCCTGGAGGGTTTGAACCGTCTGAGACATGGTGTCGAACATCCCCTTCAGCGCAGGATTCACGCCTTCCCAGGGATCAACAACTGCCTCCTTGGCCGGTTCAGGCTTATGGGCATCGACAACAGGGGCGATCCCCTCTTCCTCGGCCTTCATTTCCTGCGCGACCTCGTCTCTGATTCTCGCGGTTTCCTCTTCTGGCGTCTCGGTTCCCATCTCACTGCTCCTTCCCTGGCGGATAAATCCGGCAGCTTGTTGCGATGCACCCCGAAGGGTGGATCGGGTTAATCTTCGTCTTCTAACAATCCTCTCCCATGCTTCGGTACCGGGAGGCTGATCAACTCCTTCAAGACCTTGATCTCGCCCCGCATTACCGATGTCTGGATTATGTCTGCATTTGCGCTGTCGTTACGCAATCTTGCCTTGTCAAGTCTCTCTTGTGCCCATGAATGAATGAAGAGCCAGGTCGAGGATCGGGGATCAAGAATACCTGTCCCCCCGTAAAACAACGTTTCCTTAAAGGTATCCCCGCCAACCGGAATGGGCTGGGGCACTTCTTTCTCAGGTTTTCTATTGAACCACCGCATTGAGTGCCTCCATACTTGCCTTGTACCAAGGCTCGTTCCTGAAGTTTTGCAGCCATTCCTCCCGACCAATCTCGATCCAGTTGTTATCGTTCGCCTCTTTGATCTCGGCGCAACTGATTGAGTGGCCGGTTCTGTCGGCTTCCTCAATTACGAGCATCTTGCCCCACTCGAAGGTTTTAACCTCAGTGAGTACTGCGATCTGCCGGCCAGCCTCATGGGCGTAAAATCTGCCTACCTGGAAAATCATTTTCTGTTCCCCCTATACTTATCAGGCATCTTCTTTCTGCCCTGATTGTTCCTCAGTTTCTTCGGTTCCGGAGCTGGCTCCATTGGCTGCTCAAGCAGACCCCTCTTCCGCGGTGGCGGTGAGGCTACCGAGGTGTTCCTGGATGGGACGGTTCCGTAGTTCTGTGTGGCCATGATGTCCTCCTACTGCGTATAAGCGTATCCCGTCTCAGCCTTTGGAGGCGGCTCTACGATCGGTTCGGTTAGCTGCGGAGACGGCTTCAGGCTCTTGTCCCGCGACATCATGATCTGCGTCTTCAGCTTCTGCGCGACGATCGTCAGCTCCGCCTTGATCTTGTCAAGCGCGATACCCGAGGTCTGACTCAGCTCCATCGCCTTGATGTCGCGGTCCATCAACTTGATCTGGGTCTGGTGCACCCGATCGAGTTCAGCCTCCTTGGCCTTGAACTGAAGCTCCGCCATATCGGCGTTCTGAACCATCTGGGCCTTTTTGAGCTCGCCGTCTACCCTGACCCTGGCCACTTCCATCAGCGGGTCCACCGGGGCCGGCTGTTTCTTCCGCTCCTCTATCTTCTCGGCGATCGCGTCTTCCGTGAGCAGGTCGATTTTCTTCGCCTGCCCCAGCTTCCGCATCGTCTTTTCCCAGTCGATCATATCGCTCAGCTCCGGGTCTGCCCGGATTGACAGGACGTTCTTCAGCTCTTCTGCCTGCTGGTCTCGCTCAAGCAGGAATGAGGTGCCTCTCGGGTCGACTTTATAGTCGCCTTTGATTGAGTCGTCTTCGTTGTACTGCATGTTCCAATCGTAGTACCGGGTGATGTGTGGCCTGGTGATGGCGTCGTCCCAAAGCTTCACCCGGGTCCGCAAGGCGACGTTTGAGCTATCGACCATGATGTTCGTCGCGCCCAATGTCTCTGGGAGCTCTCCCTTCTCGCCGTTGAACAACATCGGCAACTGGGATTCCATGTCGGCGAACCGGAGG